AAAGCCAACCCAGCTATAAGGGCTGGTACAAATCTTTCAGGCATATCTGGATTATTTGTGTTATCACCTAAATCTTTGATGCGCCTAACATACCAATATACAAAGTCCTGAGTGCTATCATTAGGCTCTGGAAATAGAGTTACATTTACTCTATTTTGACGATCAACATACATAGATGTGGGGCGAGAAGATGTATTTTTATTGGATGTCTGAGCATAAGATGATACAGATAGACGTGTCAAATTAAAGTCTGTCTGTGTAGCTAGACCTGTATCTGTTCTAAGAACTGCATCTAATATATCTACTGCGTCGTCTGATAGAGCATATGTCTTTGTACCGCTTACTAGATTTATAGTAGCTTCAGTAACAGTCCATAAGTTTAGTCCTCTATTAACCCACTCTAATAACATTAGTTGAATACTACGACGAGCAGATCTAAGATCATACCCTGTTCTCATTTCTAAACCTGCGCGTTCATACGCTTCTTCGCACAACTGAAGAACGTCTACTTTGAAATCAACGGTGGTGCTAATTGTTGGTTCCGCCATTACTTTTCAACTTTCTTATTCTTTGTATGCTTCTTAGCTAAATAGGCTTTATATGACCTTTTTGCCGAAGCTTCGGTTTTATGTGTGCCGCCACCGAAAGTATAACCCCCTTTAACTTTCCGTATAGGCATTAACTAATCTTTCTTCTAGGTCTAGAGCGATTAGCATCACGAGAAACAATTCTAACATTGCTCGACGAATTGTTACGAGGATTGTTATCCTTGTGATCTAATTCTTTGCCGTCTCCTACTCTAACTCTTCCTTCCTTCTCAGCGTTATAACGCGCTCTATGACGAGCATTATTGTCTTTTAAGTGCTTACTGTGGTACTCGTCATATTCTTTGCGATAATCTCGTTTCTTTTTCACAATTATATATTACCCGCTTATTAAGCTGTGGTTACCTGAACTACCGTCGCACTAGCGCTACCCGCAGTATGGGCTGTTAGTGCTAAACGAATTGCTACTGGAGGAGTAGGTATAGTCCCTTCAAAAGCCGCCGTCTTTCCTGTTATTGTAGAGTGAGTAAACACAGTCGCATCTTCTTCAGCAAAGCCATTCGCTAAAACATTATTAAAAGTGTGTTGCAGAGCATAGGTCAAGTTTCCATCACTACTGAGAGTGCATCCAACATTAGCATCGAACTTTGTTCCACGGTAATTTAAGACGAGCCAGCCACTTTCGCACTTACCATCGACGCCAACTTCAACTGCCCCCGCTGAAGCACTACTAGAAGTGACACGATCCACCCATGCAAAATTTTGATTTTGAGTTGTAGAAGTTCCGGCGTTAGCTCCAGTAATAGCATCAGTAACTTCATTACCGTAGCGGTCATATCCGTGTACTGTAAATGTATCACCTCTATCATCGCCAGCGTTATATATTGCGACGTGTTGAGGAGTGCTAAACTCAGCATAGCCGTTAACACCTACTTCGACGGCTCCAGCAGTCGCATCATCAGGAGTTATTGAAGTTATATGATAGAATTTAGTTGTACCTAAAACAGTTCCAGCATTGGGTCCGGTTATAGCTTCTGTTATTCTATCGCCATTTGCATTCTCGCCAACAACGGTAAATGTTCTACCTGACTCATTGCCTCCGGCATATACAAGAACATATATGCCTTTACGATCTAAAAAGTCTACACCTAAAGCGCCATTTAAAGTCATGGCATTAGCGCCCGTAGGAGTTTGCGCGGCGCATATTCCGTCACGATCAAATCCTGCGCTAAGTTCGCCTCCGATTATTAAGCTTAGTCTTGCGGCGGCAAGGGTCTCTGAGGCAGATATACCGTTTCTGTCTAGAGCGGTTGGTGCGAGAGTGATAACCTTTGGTGCGGGCATCTTTATATCCTCTTCATATGTGTTAGTTAGATTTATTCAGCTTTTGCTTTATTGACTGCCTTCTTCTCTGATTTTTTACTTGAAACAAGTTTCAATACTGGGGCTTCTTCTTCCCCGTGGCTTATTGCTCTGCGCCAAGCTTCGGCATCCTCACGAGAACCAAAAGTCTTTTTAATTGATTTCTCTTGAGGACCACCAGAAACTTCTATAGCCCATTTAGCACCATCTTTGGTAAGTTGGTACAGCATCTAGCTACTCGCGCTCTTTTGCTACAAATATATAGTCGATATCTGTAGTCTCAGCGCCAGCGGCACCGTTTAGATATCCAAAACCAACCGACATCTCTGCGCCGGGTATGGTTATACCTGTCATCGTAGTAATAAGAACGTTATTTGAGTAACACTCAATGTTACCTGCGCCATCCCAATACACAGCAACCGTCACAAAAGTGTCGTCAGCTAAAACAACAACAGTATCACTATCGCTGTCTGTAGTATTGTTATCACTGTTAAAAAACAGATTGGCTGAACCATCTTCAGATATCCATGCAAAGCGCATTGTCGCATCCAAAGGAGTCGTATCTGAAGAGTGAAGACCCATAACAAAATCAGATTGTATCGCGTCTCCAACTTGAAAACGAGTTTTCATCCAAGTTTTTTTGCCGCTTTCCAATAAAAATGTTTCAGATATCCACTCAGCGAATATACCGTCGTTCTCATTAGCCGCAGTAGTAATACGAGCAACACCGCCATCAGCATCAGGAACAGTGATTGCAGAAGTACCCGAACCAGCAGAAGTTGCGGTAAGTGTCCATTGCGCGGCAATGGGTGTGGTATCAAAGTCATCCCAGTAAATATGGTATTTAGTTGGATCTAACCGCCCAAAATTATAAAGCGGGTTCCCCGGTATAACGTCAGAAACGCCATTAGTAAAATGTGTAGGCATCGAACAGTTCTCCTATGTAAACCATGACCAACATTAGGCTGATCACATCAAATGCAATTACATCTTAAAACATATATTTATAAAAAACTAGCTAAATATTGGCTAAACAGTGTTTGTATGTGCTATGTACATAAAAAAGACCGGGTTTATAACATTAAACCCGGTCAGTTGAGGGAGGTAAAAATAAATTGCACCGCCGATGTCGCAAATCGAACGGGGCATAAGAGTATTTCTAATGTAATTATATATTAATCTTCTTTTTTAGTCAAATCTTTAAGAACTAAAGGAGGTACAAAATGCACGTCTCCAGTTTTAGTGACGTATGCGTGTATTACTCCTAGTTTCTTTTGTAAGTCACTTTTTATTCTATATATTCTTGATGGTGTTTTTGCATTACGATTAAGTCTTTTAGTGTCTGTCTTTGCATCAATAAGAAAAACATCTCCCTCATCATTTACAGCTACTATATCTACTGGGCCTTGTTGATGAACTACAGGAGAAAATACATAAAAACCAAGTCCTACTAAATGTTCTGATACAACAAGCTCAGATCTAGTGCCTGTTTGATGATATGAATATGCCAGACTGTACTCCCCCTAAAAAAGAAAGAGGGGCATAAAGCCCCTCTATCCAATTTATTTCCGGATTAAGAAGAACCCGGACTTCCGAAACCAGCAAGGTAATCAGAAACGCCGAAGCTGTAGCGCTCACGAGCTTTATATCGCACGTTACCGCTATCAAAGTCGCCGTCCATTGATGTACTCATTGGAACACGATTGAAATACTTGAAACCATTCGGAACGTCTGTTTTCAAGAACCAAGCGTTAGTATCGGTTAAGTAATGGTTGATAGTGTAACCATCGCGAATTGTGCTGTTATGCACAATAGCGTTGATGTCATTATCAGCTACACCCGTCTTAAACTGAGAGTTAAGAATACGAGTTGCAACAAACTGTAAGTTAGTCGGAATGATTAACTTAGTAGGTTGTGCCGCAACTAGAAGTCCGCGCTCGTCGGTATAGTTGGAGATCTGAATAGCCGCATCTTCAAGAGATGTTTCGTTCAAATCAGTAGCAGTAGCAGGACGGTTAGACATATCCGCGCCATTCACAATGCTGTGTGAAGTCGAGAACAATGGATCACCATCACCGGAAAGATATCCGGTTGTTGCCGTAAAGCCTGTGTTGAATGGCACCATAGCTTTAACTTGCTTGGTGTAGTTCATAGCACGGGCAAGAGCTTTAGTGTAACGAGAAGAGAGACTGTCATATAGGTTATCTTCCATCGCTTCTTCAGTGATGGAGAAACCCATAGCAATCGTCTCGTGATCGTAACGCTGAGTAAAACTCTCTTGGGCAGTGTCATAAGAAAGGCTTCCGCCTTCTTTTTTAACAGGTGCCGCGCCAAATCCAGACAACTTAGTTTCTTCTTCAAAACTACGGTCTGAACTTTCTTCGTCGTAACATCCAAGATGCTCATCTTGGTATTTATCGTACTCAAGGCCAAATAGGGCGTTTAAACCCGGAAGTAATTCCTTGAGTAACTGGGAACGTGAAATCGAAGCCATATCTCAATTACTCCTTATGTGCCAAGTGCAAGATCATATTGGTGAATATCTGCATTCCAGATAACTAACATATCTGTAAATGCATCACCAACGGAACTATCAGGTCCATCGACAAAATCGACAGATCTAAAAGGGAAGGTAGCTGTAGTAGCTGGAGTAGAAACTTCCAGAGAAACTACGGATTTACCAAGGTTGGTATTTCCTGCTACATACGTACTCGCTTCAAAATTTAATCCGAATTGAGTTTGTGCTATAGTACCTGCACACTGCGCTTGCATAACCTGACGAGGATCGTCAGCTACACTAGCTAGTATGTCTGTTGATACTACTGCCCCAGTCCACATTTGACTAAACACTTTGTAGTTAAGACTTGGATCAGTAAAGTTACAACCCTGAAAAATCCCGATAGGACGTGCCGAGGTTGCGGCTTGAGTGGCTTCTATAGTTCCAGCCGCCACGAGCGTAACAACATCTCCGAAGAAAATGGAGGTGCCGTAGGAGTTCGTGACTTTGAGTTGGCGATATGATCCATTGTTATATCCGCCAAGTCTGTTAACTGGGACAAAACCGTAAGGTGAGGCTGTTGCCGCCATAGTTTTTGCTCCTATTGCAAAGTTAAAACAAATAAACGTTAATTTTAACGTTTACGACCTGCACCAAAAGTCACACTAGATTTATGCTCTGTTTCCAGAAGCGGCATTCTAGGATCATTCTCGCGCATAAAGTTATGATCTACGCTTAAAGCCTGTTGATTCGCCTGTTCTGCAAAATATTTGTTCCGAGCTTCCATTTTTTCGGTAGAACATTTGCAAAGCATTAAACCTCCGATGACAACATTGCCTTCGTAGGTAGAATTAACGTCTGACATAATCATCAATTCAGGATGATCCTCTGCCAAACACGGCTCCCAACCTTCACGATATCGCATGGATACGTTTCTGTTGTCAGCATCACCAAGCATGGCGGTGCGGACCCATCGAAATTCGTAGCCATCCTCTGGCGTTGGGTCGGGCAAATTTGAGGGTGGACGATAATGTGTCACCCTATCTTCTGTCTCACGAGTATCATTATCTCGCGCTTTTGGCGCGGTGCGCGTTCTAGCCATTAAGTTGCTCCTTTGCTACTTGAGCGGCGTATTGTTTATTAGAAAGCCCAAGGCGCTTTGCGAGAGCGACTTGAGTGCCAGTTAGTTGCACTTTGCGCGGGGGTACACCGCCCCGTGACGGCCCACCAACTTGAGGTGGTTTTTTTTTCGTGTGCGTCACAACAGGAGAATTTTCCTCCCTACTGGCTAAGTCTGCACTCGAAAATCTGTCTGGGAATACTGATCTCATACCTTGATCTATCTTACTGTAGTATTCCTCGTGTATTTGAGGGTTTAAACCACTGGCCACCAATTTTTGATGTAAACCTATAGCATACCCTGTCATATCTTCACTACCTTTTTGCTGAAACCACTGATTATCTCTCAACCATTGNGTGGCTCTAACATCAGGAGCGTTGTTNTGTNGAACTTGTGGCTGATAAGGTTGTTCAGCAACAGGTTGAACTGCGGCGGGGGCTTGTCTTAAAGTCCCAACACGTTCAGCGTGTAACTTCGCTAATTTTTCTTGAGCTTCTAAAAGCGCATCTGTTTCGCCGCCTTCATAAGCATCCTTAAAGTCTGCGCGAGCTTTTTCAAGTTCCGCATCTGTCCTAGCTCCATACTGTTCAACCAATACAGAGTTACTATCTTGCAGAGATTGTTTTAAGTTTGCGTTATCNCGCGCAACCTGCTCTGCATAGCGTATTGCTTCTTCAGACTGGCGAAGTGCAGTTTCTTTTGCTCTACGCTCTTCATGGTACTCAAACTTAACTGCCTTTATACGTTTTTGAGCATTGTCAGAATAATCCTGTATCTCTTGCTCAAACTCTTCGCTGTCTGGATCTACACGATCAGCGGCAGGACGTGCGGCTCGCACATCTTCCGCAGGTGTGTCATCAAGAACTTCTATCTCAATCTCAGACTCCTCATCTGGTTCTGGAAGAGAGTCAGGTGCTTCATAGGCGCTCTGTGTATCTGCTGTATTACTCATTATGCCCTCGTATATCCACGCGGATCATCCACGACTGCTTGAACGGTATCATCATTGATGATGCGAAATTCCTTGCCGTGTATTCTAAATCGAACACCTTTATACGCCCCTATTAGTACAAAGTCCCCTGTCTTGCACCAAGGCGTATCCCCAAAACGCTCTTTATCGCCATAACACTCACTGCCCATTTCAAGCACAAGTCCTATAACGGTAGAAGTGTTTTCAATATCTTTGGTAATATCTGCTTTGATAATACCTCCTGTAGTTTTCTCTTCTGCTTCTGGAATTGCTATAAGCATTCTCCAACCTCTAGGTTGAGGTAGTTGAGTAGCTTTTTGTTCTTCCGTGGGTTCTACTAGTTTAGGCCCCTGCATATCTTTAACTGCTTTTTTGGCCTTTTCTAGATCTTCGTCTGATATTTTAACGGCTGGTTTGCTCATGTGTCGAGCTTCTCCTGTTCTTTAATTTCATCAAGTACGTCCAAAATCACACGTTCCGCTCTTGCTAGTCCTTCTATAACCCCGGCGTTCTGTGCGTACTTAACTCCTACCATACCTGCACTTTCGGCAGATATACAACCCCCAAGCGCTAAATCATCAGCAATCTCATTCATCTCGCGACGGATGCGATCTTTGATGGTTTCTAAAATATTATCAGCCAATGTTCAAATCTCCAAGCTTTTTTTTAATTTTCGTCCGACTTTTGTGCATCTTTTGAACTAGAACGAAACATATCGATGAAACGACTAGCAAAATTCTGGGTATCTCGCATACGTTCGTTTGCTAAACGCTCTTCATTTAATTGAAAATCATCTTCGTTCCTTTTCATATTAGTTTCTTCGCGAAGCGCCGCTTGTTCGTCTTGGGAAGCAATACGTTCGCGCTCTATTTGATCGTCTGCAATAGCAGTAGACATTGCAACGCCCAACTTAGCACCCGCTTGTTTTTCAAGAGATACCATTCTTGCTTGTTCAAGTTCTAGTTTCTTTAACTCTATCTGCTTATCAATTAGATCTGTTTGAACTTCAACGCCCAAACGCGCACCTTCCATTTTCTCTTTAGAAGATATCTGCTCCTTACCTAGCATAGCTCTTAACTTATCTGCCATACCTTTACGTTGGACTTCCGCTTGTTTAGTCTCAGCGTCCATTTTCTGCAACTGAAGTACAGGATCGTTTTGTTGCTCTGCGTTCTTAGCCGCTTGCACTTCTGCTACATCTTTCTTCAGAAGTTTTTCTGCCGCATCTGCTGTTAACCTAGATAGTTGTACTTCTGCCTCTGCTGGTAGATCTTTATCAAACTCCGGCATTGGCACACCTAGTTGCTTCTCTATCTCTCTACGATATTGAAAAGCTACGTGTTCTTGTATATGAGCGGCACCTGCGGCGGCCACTGCTTGTGCGTTAGGCGCATCTTTCATTATCTCTTGTATCTTAGGATCTTGTAACGCAGACATATGCACACGTATGTGGCTTTCGTGATCTTGATACAAATGAGCCTTGACTGGCTCTGCTGTTATTAGTGCCATATTCTCGGCTACAGGGTCCATAGGTTTCATTTCGTCTTCACGAGGAATTAACTTATCTATATTCTCTTCGCCCATTGCGTACAACATACCTCTGTGCAACTCTTTCAAGTCATATATCTGAGGAGCGGTTGAAGCTAACTGTTGAATGGCTTGGTGCCTCATTATCCTGTGAGCCATTGTCGCGGCATTAGGATTAGAAACAGGGAAGATATCAACGCGATCATCATAATCTTCAATACGTGTAGCACCTTCTACAACTTCATACTCATACTCTTCTGGAGCGTAGTCTCTTATTAGGTTGGCAAGTAGCTTAAATTCTTTACGCATAGCCGCATGAATACGAGCGTGTACCCCAGACATAACTTTCATGCCTCTCTCTAGGATAGCCAATGTAGATCCTACAGGAGCCTGATTACTCATATCCGAAACTTTCAGATCAGCGATAGAGGCAATGTTCCTGCCTTCTTCTACAACAGTTCCTAATAGTTGGTACAATACTGATGATGGTTCTTTATACGGTACAAAAGTTATATTATCTTTTATAGAGCCGCTAGGAACGTCAACATCTCTAAACTCTCCGGGTCTTAGCGGAGAATTATCTCCTTTTATACGTAAACCGCGTGATTTTAATCCGGCAGGTAGATTAGCGAGTGTTCCCGCGTCAACTAACTGCCTAAGTATAGAAGTAGCAGACTTTGCGATACCACCCAACAGGTGTACTAATCCAATGCCATAGAAACCGAGGCCCGGTAAGTACGGATAGTGTACAAAGAACTCATTCTTAACCTTATCTTCATCGTCTTCATTCCAGTTTCTGTAGATACTTAATATAATATTGCTAGTTTTTTCTATAGTTATGATATATGGAAGAGCAATTCCTGTAGGCTCCCCGTCTTCATCCAGATCTTCGTATCCGGGTATATCATATTCTACATGCATCTCTAAAAGCTCATGCCTGTCATCTTTTTCCGCGCTTGGCGCTGATCCAGAGGCTCTATCCTCACTTTCATCGACATCTGTGTACTGTATTGATGGTTTAGGTACTTCAACCATGCGATAAAAACCGGAATACTGGTTTTTTAATAGATCGTTGGGCCACATCTTCATTACATGAGTAGCTCGTGGGCAAGAATCTAGATCTGTGGTGCCGTATGACACTATAAAATCGTCTGCCATAACAAATTTAGAGGTATATCTGTTGAGAGCGTGATCAAAATATACTTTTTTGAATATTGATCCGCCAATAGCGAGATGAAATAGCGCTTGTTCATGCTCCCCTCGGTACTCAGTCATAACTTCAGTACACTGGTAGTTCATATCTCGTTGAACGCGCATAGCTCTCTTATCAACTTCAGGATCAGCTTTGCCAATAGTTCGTGTTAGCACCGGACCCGCCGCAGGAAAGGTCTCTGTCATAGCTTCGGCTTGAAATTTAACCACTGCTTCTGTTAATATTGGATGAAAAACTCCAGATGCCCCAGACCAAGGCTGGGTGCGGTCCTCTATATTAAGACCTAGAAGAGAAATTCCTTTGGTATATGCCTTTTCCCAAGGATCTCTGGTCCTGTGATCATCTTGATATGCGGATACGAGTTCACTTCCTATAGAATTTAGAATCTCATCATCTAATAATTCCGCTAAATTTTGCCCGTGATCATCTTCTCCCTCTGCTAATGTCGCTTGCGGATCGAAATCAACAATTACGGAGCCATCCTGCTCTACCTCTTCAACTATTTCCATATCAAAATCGTCGCCCGGAAGAGAAACCTCAATATCCGTACTGGCTTCAACTTCAATATCAGATGGTATTAATGTTTTATCTACGTTAGTCGCCATGATAACCCCTAATAAAAATCATATTTCTTTGCAGGAAGTATATCTCTATCGTCTTCTTCCTCATCACTTGCCGTTTTAATAAATCCGCCCTGCCTATATCTTAGCAGAGCTTGTGTTGAACTATCAACATAATCATCGTGTTCGCCCGCTGGAAATTCAGCAAACTCTTCTATAACTTCGTCCGCCCACCTGTGGTCAGATGCCCACACTACACCAGAAGCAAACAAATCGGAAACGGCATTTACTCTGCTTATCTTATCATTACCTCTACTCGGAGTAAACTCACTAACTGGAATACCCATTTCTCTAAGCTCATATATAAGTGGCCCACCACTAGCTCGCTTCTCAACTATAAAAGCTTCTGGTTGCCAATCTTTATACATCTCCATAGCAACTTTTTTAAGTTCAGGAAACTCCATTCTTTTTCTAAATGCATCTAACAGTATCACATTAGGTGTCATTCTGCCAGTGTCAGGATGCTCTTTATAAAAAACACCCCATGTAGTACAGGCAGAATAATCAGAACGCTGGCTCTTTTCAAAGGCAGTATCCCAAGACTGAATTATAAATTCACAAGGTGGTGGTTCGGAACCTTCCCATCTTTGCCACCAGTCTCTTTTAACTAACGCACCTTCTTCAGCAGTAGGTTGTTGCTGATACTGCGCCATCCATTTAGGGATCGGCAGTTCTTGTTTAATCGCGAGTATCTCTTCTTCAGGCCAATACTCTGGCCATATTGGTTTGCCTGACGGTAGTATGGCTGGAAGTTCAATGACCTCCCACTCTTCTCCTGTCTCTTTTGTTGCCGCCGCCTTCAACACTTGTCCTGTAAGATCCCTCTTACTCCAGCGCGTCATAACTATAACTATAGCCGCTCCCGGTTGTACACGTTGACGGGGTCCAGACGTATACCATTCGAATACACTATCATATATCTCTGGCCGTGTCTCCGCCTGTTTAGCTTCTTGCTCGCTGTGGGGATCATCAATTATTATAAGATCTCCACCACGGCCTGTCATTGTGCCGCCAGTACCAAGAGCAAAATATTCTCCCTTAGCTGTGGTCTTCCACTTACCCGCCGCCGCCGCATCAGCATGTACCGCAACATCTGGAAATATATCGTGAAAATTATCATCACCTATCGTGTCTCTAACTTTACGTCCAAAGTCCACAGCCAAGTCCGCAGTGTTTGACGCTTGTATAACATACTTAGATGGATGATGCCCAAGAAACCATGCAGGAAATAAATGAGATGCAAATTCACTTTTAGTGTGGCGAGGGGCCATATTAATTATTAGACGTTTAAGTTCGCCTCTGGCCACTCTTTCAAAAGCTCCGGCCATTATCTTATGGTGATACCCCTCTATAAATCCGGGCCACACTTTTTTCACAAAGGATATAAAACTATCTTTGGCCGCATCTCTTTCACGTATCACGTCGAGCTTGTCCACCAGCGCGAGTATCTCTCGCTGTTGATCTATAGGCAATTCAGGTAGCCTATCTAGACAGTCTTGAATACTGGCTGGCAACATTTTATAAGAATAACCCGATACGTATGTACAGAGCAAGAGTTAAAATTATTTCTCGCCCCAAACAGGAGTTGTGTTAGACTGTGAAGCATCGGGGGACACATCGTTTATAACTGAGGCTTGGGGAGCATCAGCTTTAACTACACGGATGGACCGAGCAAGGTTAGGTATCCGTTCGATGTACCCCCGACCCTCAAGTTTAGATACAAGGGGTGTAACACTAGATCTACTCTTCGCATCTAAAGCTTCTGCAATCTCGCCAAAAGAAGGAGCATAATCATGCTCGTCCCAGAACGATGAAATAAAATCTAAACATTGTCTTTGTCGTGGAGTCAAAATATTACCATTTAACCTTATTGGCCCAGTAAGCCGCAGACATATTACCTCTATCTATATTCTTCTTATGTCTGGCCTTAAAAGATTTTTTACGTGCCTTCTCAGATGCTGTTTTAGGATTCTTTCCAGCGCCGCTCACGCCTTGCTGTCCAAACCTTATTAATTTAGTTTTATCGCCGCTCTTGGCTAATACTGCGTGTGACTTCTTAGGATGGTTAGGTGTTCGCTTAGGTTTATTAAACCCAGAAAAAGTTTCGCTTCCTCGTTTTTCAGTCATCTCGATCCCCACATTTTACGCCATAACAAGCAATTTAATCTAGATAACATACTAGCAAATTTACGTAGGGGCCAGCAACGCCAAAGTTTTTTTATATATGTCTTCATATAGTACAAAACCTATACACATGTTATATGAAGGTCAATACCTTTTCTTTCGACGACGGGTAAAATTTACAGANCCCTTGGTTCTCCGGACATTTTGTCTAAACACTTGCTTGTAGTGCTTTTCGCACCAAGAGGAATGTTTATGTGTATCGTCTCCGCAACATTTAGGATACCACGTTATAGGCCCTTCTACTACCCATCTGCACTGATTGAGACCTACTTCTCTCATACTGATGGTCAATGTACCAGTCCCCAACCTTCCCCAACATTGTGTGTGTGGAATTCCCCCATCATAATTCGTATCTTAATTATACTCTCTTCTACTAGATATGTCCTATACTCAGGTGGTGCCATAGCCATAGCGCCTATGATAGCGTGAGTAAGAGCATCCACGATTTCGATGTCACTGGTATCGGGATCGTTAAATAAATCTGCTACTGTAGCCGATAACACACATTCTGGACACGTACAGTGTTCTGAAAATTCATCATGGCTTGTTAAATATTCGATTCCATCCATCCTTGTAAGCTTCAGAAACTTCCATTTTAGGTTGCCAGTTCGGGTCTGCTGAGATACGAACTTCGTTATCTACATAATACTGCGCGTCTTTTTTACCTAATCTTACTTCATTCTTGTGTCTTTCTAAACGTAATTTTCTAGACACTTCTTCGTCGATATCCCCCAAACCTTTAGGATCTCCAAATATACGCTGATGATTATCACGATAAGTAGAATTGGCTGGAGGGGTTTTAAGCTTATCTTCATGCATTTTTCTTGCTCTTACTTTTATTCTTTTTGCTGTTCGGAAAACCTTTCTTCATGTTAGCGTATGCTGTCTTAGATATAGTCGATTTACTTTTCGGGCGAGACTTTCCCGCCTTTTTCCGTTTGTTAATATTTTCATATAAGCTCATGTCTAACCTCTTTAAATATTAGTTGAACAGTATTCATTATGGACGCAGTGCTTTAAACAGTCAATGAGATTAGTATTCATTCTGCCATTTGAAGAATAGGTGATCTCCTATCTCCACCGTTTTATTTTGTGGTAACGCCCACTTAGGATTTACTTTTTTAGAATGGTAGTGCGTGGCACCAAAAGTATTATCCTTATAGGAACCATATATAACGTTTAAAGCTACATATGTTGCCCAGCGAAATGCATCCAAGTCTTTAGGCTTGTCACTCTTGCCATCACAGAACCAACTGAATTGACATTTATTTATTATTATTTTTCCAGAGTTAGTTTTCTTGGCTTGGTATACAACGTCACATACTTTGTTGGGGTATCTAGAATCCGCTACTCTATTTAATACAACTTGAGTAACGGCTATCTGGCCAGACAGAGGCTGGTTACGTGCCTCGAAATATATATTTAGAGCAAGACACATCATAATAGTATTAATCATATCACTCTCCTAACTATAACATTAAAATATATTTTCAAAATTATGTCAATGTTATATGTACAAATGTTGCACAAAATTTTTGTATAATTTTTTATAATTTTTTGCTCACAAACTGTCTGGAATCGAATACATAGATATTATATGGATGTTACCTGTGGTAAGGGGGGGAGGGGGGTTGGTGGGATGGAGGGTGGGGGGTAGGACCCAGACCCCCTCACCACCTCATATTTCTAAGGCCCGTAGCCTATTTACTATGTGACTTATTGACGCATAAAAATTGCGTAA